CATGTTCTACACCACCTGGGAGGTCGCCAAGGAATCGAACACCATGATGGCGATTTTCATCGGCTGGTGGCGCAACGAGTTGTACCAGTTCGGCCCCGATTCGAGCCAGTTCAAGACCTTCTGGGACGGCGCACCCACTTCCGATGAGCGGGTTTGGATCGGCGAGATCTTCGAGCAGTACCAGGTCGAGATCAGCCCGAACCAAATCGCCTGGTGGCGCTGGTACGTCAAAGAAAAGATGAAGGGCGATGAGATGATGGCCCTCCAAGAGATGCCGCCGACCGCGGACTATGCCTTTCAGCTCTCCGGATCTAAGTTCTTTTCCGCCGAGCGCACCAATTTGGCCTATCGGCGCAGTCTCGAACAGGAGGCGGTGTACTTTCGCTACGAGTTTGGGCTTAATTTCGAAGACACGCAGTTCTTGGAGACCAGCCGTGAAAACGCCGAAGTCACCATCTGGGAAACCCCCGCGAAGCCCAAGGCCGTCAACGAGCGCGCGGGATCGTATACGCTCGGCTGTGACCCGGCCTACGGGAGTTCGGAGTGGGCCGACGAATTCGCCGGCTGCATGCTCCGGTGCTACGCCGACCGCATCGTCCAAGTGGCCGAAGTTGCATCTGCCAACTGGACCGAAGCGCAATTCGCCTGGGTGATCGCACACCTGACGGGGTGGTACGGCGATTGCATGCTGAATTTGGAGATGCAGGGCCCGGGCGCCACCGTCTATAACGAGTTGTGGAACTTAAAATACCGCGCCGCCTCCTTCATCGCCAAGGATCCGCGCTTGGAAGCCTTCGATGTGGTGGGCCGGGTGCGCGATTACCTGTACAAGCGCCAGGATTCGATCCACGGCAATTTCGCCTACCAGTGGCAGACCAATGCGCGTGAGAAAATCCGCATGATGTCGACCTTGCGCGGCTATTTCGAGCGCGAGATGATCGAGATCAATAGTGCCGCTTGTCTGGCGCAGTTCAGGAACGTGCACAGGAACGGCGATCAGATCGGCGGCGAGGGCCGGGCGAAGGATGATCGGGTGATTGCCTTGGCGATCGCGGCGGTTGCGTGGAATGACTGGATCATGCGCGAGATGCAGGCCGCGGGACGCACATATGTCAAAGAGCAGCGCGGCCCGGTCGAGCAAAAGCAGTTCAACGCGGTCGAGCGCTCGGTGATCAATTACTTAAAAGAGCAGAAGATCATCGTCCGTGGACTTACCTAATCACGACATCTTAAGCTTGCGCGAATTGACCCGGCGCTTGTCCGAAGTGCGCCAGGGCGAGGAGCACCTGAAGAGAAATCTGCCAGTGGATTCCCCGCACAACCGCATTTTGCGCCTGCGCGACATCGTGGCGTACACTCATATCCCGTATCCGTGGCTGCGCCGCCAGTTCCCGGAGATGCACCGCTTCGAATTCCCGGACGCGCCGCGCCCGAAGCCCAAGGGCAACGACAAGCCCGCCACTCAGCACGAGATCGAGGAGCGCCAACGTGAGTTATCGCGATTCTTCTACGGGTGGGACCGCGGCACCATTATCAAGACGCGCGTCGGGGAGAAGTGGGAGATTGTGGGACGCCACCCAAGCCTATCACTGGATCCCGCGCCGCGCCCGCCAGGGCCGGCGGACAAGGTGCACACTATGAGGATCGATCGCGAGACCTTGGGATTGAGATTCAAATGATCTTGAAGGAATGGAGTTGCTTAGAGCACGGCCCGTTCGAGGGTTCGCACGCCATCTGCCCCGCGATGGGCTGCGACTCGCGCGCCGTCACCCAGGAATTTCGCACTCCCGTGGGTATTCGCCATGCCAATACCGCCCGCACCGATGCCGGGATCCGCAAGTCCGTCGACATGTACCGCCTCGGGGATGTGAGGTCGGCACGCGAGGGCGAAGCCTCCTACGGCGGGGATAAGGGTAAGGAACTCGGCATGGAAGTGCTGTGGGGCAACGATGTGCAGAAGAAAATGGGTCGCAGTTTCGCCGAACTCTCGAACGCCGCCGCGCAGCCCTTGGTCGTTAAAAAGCGCGACGGCTCGGGTTCGCTGCGATTGGACCGTAACAACGCGATGCGCGAGGCCGCGACCGAATTGGGGATCACCAAGCGCCGCGTGCCGCATGCTGCCGAGGTCTCCGGGGACAAGCAAACGGCCAAAGAGGCAGCCAAAGCCTTGACCGTGTAGGATTGCGCGGGTGAAACTCCCTCGCGATATGCTCACGCGCCAGCTCCTCTATGAGCAATTGGTGCGTGAGTGCACCGCGTCACGGGTCGAGCGGTTCAACTTCTACCAGGTCCTGCGCAACTATTTCCTGTTCGGCTCCGAGACCTCGCGCGGCGCGCCCTATAACAAGATTGCCTCCACCGTCGAGACGCTCTCAAGCTTCATCTACTCCCCCGACACGCTGCGGTTTTCCCTGCAATTGGGCACCGAAGCCTCCGCCGATGAAGTGCACAAGGCGGTGCCCTTGTCGCGCGAGGTCTCCGAGCAATGGCGCGTCTCGCGTACCCATATTCTCTTCGGGTTGGGGCTGCGCTGGTCGATGGTCTTCGGCGTGATGTTCTTAAAATTGATGTGGAGCGAGAAGCGCGTTCGCTCCTATCTGGTCGAGCCGCACCAGTTCGGCGTGCTGCGCGAGGACATCATGGACTTAGCCGACCAGGAAGCCTTCACCCACCACTACACCATGACCAAAAGTCAATTGGGTAAAACACTGGAGGGCAACCCGCGCAAGGAGTCGATTTTGGCGCGCGCCGGCCAGTCGGGCGATGCCTTGCCACCGCTCTCGACCGGCCTCTCGCGGCTCTTGATCTCCTCGCCGGTGGGCGGCATTCCCGGCTCCCTCGCTATTCCCGGCGCGCAAAGCTCCTACTCGACCGGCGTCGGGGCGGGCACCGGGTACGACTACAGCCCGAAGCTCGAGGTCGAACTGGTCGATATGGTGGACCTGTACGTCTGGGACGATCAGGAGAACGACTACCAGGTCGTCACCCGCGCGGCGCCGGATGTCATCATTTACGATCGCCCAAGCCACTGGATGGGCCACGTGCAAGGCATCGCGCCCTTCGTGCCGATCCGCCCGGAATTCAATCTCTACGACTACTTTTGGGGCGATTCCTTCGTGGCGCGCTTAACCTGGCTGCAGGACTGGCGCACCGAGCGGACCTACCAGATCCGAAAGCTTCTGACCAAGGCGTTCGACCCGCCCATGTCGATGACCGGCGGCGTCGGCATTTCAGAAGAGAAGTTCTTAGCCTTCGGCTCCCCCGGCGGCCGGCTCTCGATGTCGATGCCGCAGGGCCAGGTGAACGTGCACGAGCCCACCATGCCCCCTGACACCTTCGCCGAGCTCGCACAAATCGACCAAATGTTCGAGGATCGCGCAGGCTTAGGGCACGTGCTGCAGGGCAAAGGCGAATCCGGGGTGCGCTCTCGCGGCCAGGCGGACCTCATGGCGCGTTTGGGCTCCTCGCGCCCGAAAGAGCGGGCGATCGCGGCGGAAGAATCGGCCGAGGATGCCGCCGGGAACATCCTGCGCTTGGTGCAGGATCACTCTGACCAGCGCTTTCAGTGCATGATCCCAGGATCGAAAGACCCGCTGACCTTCATCGCCGAACAGTTCACGCGCGACTATGAAGTCAAGGTCGACGGTCACAGTTCCTCCCCCATCTTCATCGAAGATCGCAAACACGATGCGACGACCTTGCACGAAGCGGGCGCGATCGACTTGGAAACGCTGCTCGATATGTATGATCCGCCCAATTTGCAAGACCTCAAAGAAAGGCTTAAGGTATTGGAAGCGCAGCGGGCGGCGGCCAAGCAAGCCGAACTGCAAGCGGGCATCGTGCAGAAACAAGGAAAGCACAAGTGACAGAACATCGCTCCGGTATGGCCAAGCACAATCGAGCGGCAACCGCGACCGGCGGTCATCAGCCCGGTCACGGCTATAAACGCAACTTCAATCACGCACCGTCAGGTCGTTTCGGTGTCAGAATGCATCGCCCGGCGAGTTCGCGCTCGAAGTCTTCACGAGGTTGATGAGGGTCTGGTCTCTCCCCTTCAATGTAGAGACCTGAGAGAAAAGGAGATGGTCATGAGTGCAGCAATTGCCCTGCGGGACCCGATCGGTGAGCTGCTTGCAGCGCTGATCAACATGTTCCGCCGTCACCGGCGCCACAAGCGCTAAAGGATGAGGGGAGTTTGACCCTCCTCCCCTTTCTCCCCATGCGAAAACCAGAAATCGTTCCCGCCGGCCGCCGTGGCGCGGGCGGCGCCTATCGGCGGGGGCGCACGCCCCGCAGAATCTGATGCGTCGCGTCGCAACATCCCCCCGCTCTCGCCGCACCCCGCGGCGTATCTAGGTGGCCGTTCCGCCCCAGGTGATGCAGAAGATGATGGGCGCGCAAGGCGCGGGTGGTCCCGGTGCGGGTCCGCCCCCCGGACCTTCGCAAGTACCCCCTCAGCCAGGCGCACCACCCCCTGTTCAGTCGCCGTCCGCGGGGCCGATGTCAAAGCCGCAGGAGAAGAAGGGCCTGAAAGCCGCGGCGCAGACCAACGTACACATCGCGGTCAACATGCTCGAGGAAGCGTTGCCCGCCTTCGGATCGGAGTCGCCCGAGGGCGCAAAGATCCTCTCCGCACTGAAATCGCTTGGCAGTCTGGTCGCGAAGCGGGATACTTCCGACCTTGTGCCCGCCGAAGTGATGCAAATGATCAAGCGCATGCCGCAACAAGGCGGTGGCACGCAGGTGCAGCAAGAGATCATGAAGATGATGCAGCAGCAAAAACCGCAACCGGCACCGGCCGCTTAAGGATGATCCGATGACCGACCGATTCCTTGAACCGAGCTCCGCGGGACTGCGCAAGCCGACTGATCCGCAGAAGGACAACGGCCAGATCATCAATCCACCGCGCTACGCGGAATTGGGCGGTCTCGATAAGCCGGCGCGCATTGCGCAGAAGAACCCGCTGCACATCAGCAAACCTGGTGGCGGTCGCGTCTGATGCCCTCATTAGAGGACATGACCGTCGATCAGCTCCTCGCCCACGCGAAGGCGATCGAACCACACGCGAACTTGCTGCGCACGCTCACCAACAACCCCGAAACGCGCGAGATGATCCAACGCGCGATCAAGAAAGCCAACCCGACCGTCTCCATTCCCGAACTCGACACGCGCGATGCGGTGATGACCAAGGTGGATGCTCTGCGGGAGGACAACGAGAAGTTGCGCCGCGAGATTCAGGAGAAGGACATCCGGGAGCGCTTGGAACGTCAGCGCGCACAGATCCGGACGGACTACGAGTTGACGGATGCGGATGTGCTCGAAGTCGAGAAGATCATGACCCGTGAGGTCGATCCGATTCCGAGTTACTCGGCCGCGGCCCAGGTGTACAAGGCATCGAAGATCTCGGCGA